ATGCAGTGGCTGTACCGACTGCTCCTGTACCTACTTGAGATGATAAGGTGACGTTTGCCTCTGCGTCATGGGTTACCGCACCTACTGCAGAAGTGCCTGCTACCCCTGAAACTGTTATGGTTTTAGGTATTGATGCAACTGCTGTGCCTAGAGCAGAAGTACCTACCTGTGAAGCTGGAGTTACATTAGCTTCTGCGTCATGAGTTACTGCGCCTACTGAACCTGTACAAGAAACACCAGATACAGTGACACTTTTAGGTATCGAAGCAAAAGCAGTTCCGAGAGCGGAAGTACCCTCAACTCCTGATATAGAAAAAGAGGTAGATACGATGTGTATCTGACCCCAAGGTCCAAGTCCCCAGCTTGACCTACCCCAACCTGCCATCGGTTGTTACGCTATGCGAATTATAGCTGTAGAAGCAGCAGCAGCAGGAAACACGATTGTAAAATCACCAGCTGTCGAAGTTTTATCTCCACCAAAATCAATCGTTGCTACTGAAGGATCACCAGATGCTGTATCATTATAAATTAGACAGCCTCTTGCAGTTAGTGTAGCTGTACCGAATGTAAGATCTGCAAAATCGGTAAAACCAGTTGTACCGCCAGAAGTAGGATTAATGTTTGTCAATGCTGCGCCAGCAGCAGTGTAGTTAGTGCCACTCACTTCTTGGTTCGTTGAGTAAGCAGTTGTAGTCGCTCCCATTGTAGCTGAACTTGTGTATAGAGCTAATTTAAAAGAGTTACCGCCAGAAGCAAGAAAATTATGTTTTGCTTCTAGGAGTTCTTTTTTAAAGCTCGTAGTTAATGTTGATGTAATCGCCATTTTACTTTAACTCCGTTAAAATTGTTGCTAAATTTTCATGTCCTTGTTTTATGAGAACATTCTTCATAGTGCATCTTTCACTATTGATGCCCTGTTTAATATAATAAAGTATTGTGTTGTAAATAGCTACTCTAAATGCTTCGGCTTGTTGTCTAACATGTCCTTCTGCTTCTTCAGAAATACCACATATTCTTTCTGTGGCTCGTTTTGCCCAATACTCAGGAGGGTGTCCTCTGTGTTGTTGTGTATCTACTGCTATGGATCCTAATGTTGAAACTGTGTCTATTTCTATCATGTTAATACCTTTTTGCTTCTGGTGGTGTGTTTAATACAGGTACGATTGCACCATTCCTTAATTCTTCTTCTTTAGCTTTTATATAATCATTGTAGCTAACTTCACAAAACTCATTAGTTTCTGAATTAATTATAATCAAAGGTGGGTTATCTAATCTATGATAACCATATACTTTATCTTTTAATGGTACATCTGTGTCTAATAAACCAGAACGAGGAGCTACACTGACTGTCATTCCCGCAGTTATGCATTTAGATAACCAAAATTCTGTACATGCTCTTCCCGCTTCTGCAAAATGTAAATTACCTTTATAGGTAAAATCTACTCCAAACATATTTAACCTACCCACTCTGTTATATAAAGCAAAAGCGATAGCAAAACAAACAGTATTGTTTAAGTAAGAGGAACCTGTATCCTTAACTACGTCTAATAGAGGAAACTCTACTAGATTATTGCACCTTTCATCTAACTCACAGGTGTATATCGGTCCAGGATGTGTTTTTAAAACTTTTTTCATTAAACTTGTTTGACTGCCTGAATCATCAGTATCCAAAAAACGACTGGCTGGATCTAACATAAAAGTTCTGTCTACTTGTCTAGCTATACCTGCCATTGCATTTATAGCCCAGACTTCATCGTATTCGTTTCCGTGACATATAGATAGGTGATAGTCTAGCTGGCTTTCGCCCATAGCGACGATGGCGATATTCGCCCCGTCCAATGTTTTTTCTTTCATGCTTGTGGTTGTCTCCTTACTTGGTCATATCTATATTCGTCTCGGGTAGATTTACCTTCTCCAAGATTTTTCAAGCCTGCCACAGCTTCTTGAAATCTTTGTTCATAGATTGGTGATGTTTCATAATTTTTCAAATAGATCATAGCTTCTGATAAACTTCCGTACAACATCGCGTTAGGAGCGTTAACAGACAGCCACGTAGTTCCTGAATCACCTGCCGAAGTAAGGGATGATGGTCTGTGTTGATAATGTAGTTCAAATGTAAAGTTTGTTGATGGCGTTGGTGCCAATATAAAAGTATTTTCATCAAATTCTGCGTAATACTTTGGAGTCCCTGTGGTAGCGGATGCAGGTGTGTAATCCCGAATAAAACTTGTTTCTTTTAATTTTAAATAGTTGTAATTACTACTACTATCGATAATAGCCAGACTTCTAGAAGATAAATAGTCTGTAGGTGCGCCCAAGTATGGTCCATCGGCGGTTGCTGTTCCTGTTACATTTTTAATAAAAAAATCTAACTGAACAGATTTTAAAATTCTTTCTTCTGTTGTTTTTATAAAATCGTCTAAGTGCGTTACGAAACTAGACTCTGTACTTTCTGAGTAGTCTTGAATCGCTGTTTTTAATGATGAATATGTCCAACTCATAGTGTTATCCTGTCGTTACAGTCACAGTTCCTAAGGAACCTGTAACTGATTTCATATTAAAACTCGAACCTATAATATCGTCTTTTGTTCTAATTATACCGAATCCTGTCGTAGGAGCACTTTCTGTAGGTCTAGGGTGTTTCAAAGATTCTGGATCTGCTGCTTTTCTCAAAGGTTCAAGCTGTGGATGTTTTTCTTCAAAACAAACTGAACATACACGTAAGCCGTTCCACTCCTCTTTTAATTTATTATAAGAGTAAACAAAACCACACCTATCACATTGTGCTTGAGAATATTTACCTAAAGCATATGCCATTATAAATAGCTCCTAGAAGGAACTAAGTGTAGAGAAGCTCTACTACGATCTTCATCTGCAGCTAATTTAAAATCCTGTTCGTATTGTTGTTTTAATAAAGGAACTTTTTCTGGGTTTCTTTTCATAGCTATATAATACGCAAGCCCACTAGCCATGCAAGGAATAAACCTAGAAGGTACATCTGGGTCTTGATCAGAGGCAGTCACATCATCTATTCTTTGAAGAGTGTTAGCTACTAACCTGTATGTGCGAGCACTGTCTGGTGTTGGATATAGTTTAACAACTGGGGTGGTCTGTCTATCTAAAAAATATTGAGTCGGTCTGCCTGTAGCAGATTTATCAGGTATGTTTAAATATTCAGACCTTCCGATTCTTGTGAGACTCAAGTCAGTTGTTGTGGTTCCTTCTATCTGTCGTATAATTGCAGAAACTATATCTATATCAAATGAGTTAAGTGTATAACTACTTGTACCAGAAGTTAGATTAGTTGTAACTTGTTCTATCGTCCAGAGATTGATGCCTCTGTTAGCCCAATCTGCAAACATAATGTTCATAGATCTTCTGGCTGTTTCTGCATCATAACCTGTGCGTAGCTCAAGACCAGCCAGCTCGTACGCTTCTTCTATCGTATCTGCTATACTAAGCTGGAAAGTCTTAGTTCCTGAGGTTGCCATTAGTACTCTTTAATTATATTCAATACGAGAACGTATGAGTCTCCACTTGCATGCCCTGTTGTTGTAAGCTGAATATCTCCAGTTTTACCACTTGCTGCAGCAGTGTTTTGTAACCCACCTATATCTGTAAAATCTATATCATCTGTTTTATCAGAATGTAAATCCCAGCAGATCGTGTCTGTCGAAGCATCCCAAAGTAATTTAGCACTCATACCGTTAGTTTCATATCTAATCCTAGCAACTTTACAGCCTGTGCAAGTTGCACCATCTGTGCTCCTTGCCGCAAGTGCGCTTACGTCTACTTTAGTTACTGCTGATTCACCTGTTCCGTCTGACGTATTAGTAAACTGTATAACAGCTTGTCTGTCATTATCAACAATAGTTGTTGAAGTTACTGCATCTGCCATATGTCACCTCCGATTATGCGTCAGCGAATGGAGTTACTAGCGTACCTGAACCGAGTATTATTCCTTCTACTGCGTATTGAGCGGAAGCCATTGCAGTTACTTTTACGATACTGCCTGCTAGTCCACCTTTAGTTGATCCATTCATGGTAATAACATCGTTACTCGCACCAGATATAAAAGTTTTACCTGTAGCATCGTTCACACCAGTATAAAGACCACCAACGAACTTATCTGTGCCGTCAGTTAGAATATCCATGTCTGTTGCTGCAGTCACTACTACGAATGTAAATGTAGCACCTAAATTGTTAAGCTGGTTAGGATCTTCGTTACGTCCTGGAGCAGTAGCAACAATAGAAGGTAGTGTAAATTTACCATCTGCGTCATTAGTTATAAGAACTTTACCTGCGTGTGCTGCAACAGTTAAAGTTGTGTCAGCAGTAAGACTAACCACGTTAGCGTTTCCTGCCGCAATAAATCCAGCGAGTGATCTAACTGGACCTGAAAATGTTGATTTTGCCATTTTATTCCCTCCTATGAGAATAATATATTACCGTCTTGGCTTGTCTGCTAGGTCAGTCGGTAATTAATAAAGTTATCCTAGTCATTTAATCATATATTATTAAACGTAAAAAAGAAAGGGATCCGAAGACCCCTTTCAACATTCCAGATTGTAATCTAGCTTATGCGCCAGGAGATCCGTAGATTCCGCGCCAATCACTAAACCCGAAGGAATATCTCTCTCTCGCTTTGTAACGAACGTTACCAGTTTCAAAATCGCCTTCCATACCTGTTGTCATGGCTGCTCTTTCAAAATGTTTCAAACCGTTAGGCGCATCTGTCTTAATGAAAAATGCATCTGTGTCGGTTAGGTAGTGGTTCACTACATATCCTTCTGGCAACATCCCCATGTTTCTCATGGCATTGATGTCGTTATCAGAAGTTGCTGGTCTTCCTGGAGAGTTTAAGATCCTATCAGCCACAAACTGTAGTTGTGGTGGTATGATCAGTTTTCTAGCTTGCACATTAACTTTAATACCTCTTTCATCTTTAAATGCTGAGATATCAATTAAAGCATTTTCTAACGAAGTTTCGTTAAGATCTGCTGCTGTGCTTGGCTCATTAGACTGGTCACCAGCTGTCAGTGTTGGGTGATCAGTTGTCATGAGAGGTTTACCATCGCCTCCTGGGAAGGAAGTTGAAAAACCATTGTTAAGCACGTTTGCTGCTTTAACTTGTTTAGTGGTCGCCATTGACCTAGCCAATGCTCTTGTGTATCTAGAGGAAAGCGTATCGTAGAGGTTATCTTCGATTGCTTCTTCTGTCAACGCAAACGCGAGGGCTACTGTTTCGTGAGTGTAACGAGATGTGAAGGTCTCTTGCGCTGCATCATAAGTTACTGCTGCACCTTCTCCTTTAACTGGAGCTTGTGCGAAACCTGATAACATCACTTCCTCTTCAAAAGCTCTGTCTGAGTTTTCTGTATCAAAAATCTCAGAGTGCTCATTCTCGTAACGGTTGTACTCGAGACCAAATAGTGCATTTAATCCTGGCTCGAGTTCTTTTACTAACTGCGCTCTATTTATTGCCATTTAAGTCACCATTTAGCTATTGCCGAACACAGAAGCTGGGAATGAAACGTACATTCTAGCATATTGACCGATTGAGTTATCGG